AGAAGCTCCTGCGCTTGTGGTCGTTCCCGTTATCCTGTCGGTCAAGGTTGATTTATCTATGATTGAAAAATTAGACGGTATGTCCACGGAAGTCGTCTGATTGGCGTAACTCACAGCCTCGTAATCTCTGAACGGCAGAAAATAATCATTAGAGCCATCATTGAATTTTACCGTGTACCGGTTCTGGTCATCCCTTAAATATAAACAGAGAAAGTCAGCGTTCAGGTCATAGTTGGTCTGGTCGGCTACTGTGGTAATGGTTTGTGGTGCGGTAAGAACTCTCGTCCGTCTGCAAAACTCACAAGCCGCCTCATAGATATAGTCATACGAAACCCTGGATTCCAAAAATGACGAACTGGAAGCAGTTTCGTTTAATATTGCCGCAAGTCCATTCGTAAGCGACTTTCCGTCCATTGATTAATCCTTTCGTAAATGTTCCACGTTGGTCGGGCAATCGCCCAATGCTTTTGAGGCTATCTTCCACATTTTAGAAGCACCGTCCCTTGTGACCTTGCCCTTGACTACTTTCACATTACAGGCTTGTGCGAATTTTATGGTGTCACCGTGAATGGATATTCTCGGTTCGCTCATTCGTTTCATTTCTTCGTGAGCGTCTGCAAGCCCTTTCTGCATATCGGAGCGTGAAAACATCTGTTCGCTGATCTGTGACCCAAGTTCTTCCCGAATCTTGGAAACCCTGTCTTTTGATTTTCCCCGAAGTTCGACACATGACCTTTCAATTTCCTTTAACTTTTCTTTCTTTTGAGAAAGTCTTTCCTGTGTTATGGAAACTTCCGTCTTGGGGATACGGTCGTATTTAAGACCCGTTTCCATTTTTTGAATTTCATTCTGTAACTCGTCTTTCAAATGGTCGAAATACCATGACGGATACTGTGATTTTACCTTCCCCTTGTCTGTTAAATCTACTTCACCGAAAATCTGAAAATCGGCTTTTTCTTCTTTTTTGACTTCTTTTACTGGTTCCATTGTGTTCTCCTATTCTTTAGGTTTGTTGTTTTGTCCCATATCCATACAAGAGACCGTCCCTTGTTTTTAATATGGTGCTTAAATTACCGTGGTTCGTTACTTTGATTCCACGCCCCATTGCTTGCCCGACCCAAAATTCAACTCCTGCTTTTTGATAGGAATACTCCGTTCCGTTTGCCATGTTCACACCGTAGAAGTTGATTTCCCGAAATCCTTGATAAATTGCCAAAGCGATTGCGTAATCCACTGTGTTAGTAAAGTAATCCACTCCAAAAAACTTAACGATTTCAGCGATAGGGTAGTTGGATAAATCAACATATGGTGTTCCCTTTTCCTCTGCTAACTTCTTGGATTGAATTGCACCGAGCCTTTCTGTTTCTCCCCATCTACCGTCCTCGTAGATGTTCATGTCTATGACTAAATCTACGTCTCGTTTTAAGTTGATGAGGGTTATGCCCCAAGAGAGTTCGTCTCTTGGAGCATTTTCCCATCCTTGTCCCCTACCAATGATATTCATTAGGTAGTTGTATCAATCACAGGATAATGAGTGGCAACATTGGAAGCTGTCAGCCAGTTTCCGGCAATCCTCGTAGCATCTACATCCATTGCTTCAGCGAATGTCGGAGAAGTAGTCACAGCAGCCGCCGTGATGAGGTCATTTCTGGAAATCCACAGTTCATCGCCATCATCATCAATAATAATCGTGGTTGCTTCGATGTAGTTGTCTCTGACAATCATCGCCCAAGAAGAAGTCGTACCCGAACCCGTGATAATCCCCTTAGCCGCAGCATCACACATCCGGTTGCCTATGATTTCCGTACCACCTGCTTCACCAGTACCGAATGTAAGGTAAGACGTTACAAACGCACCCTGGAAACGGCAATTTATTACCTTCAAGAACGGACTTGCCGTTGCCTGTATTCCGATAGTCGTAGTAGCCGTAGCGTCAAAGACGCAATCATGGAACTCAATACCACTGGAAGTCGAAGCCAAAGTCACGATAGGCGAGGCATCTGCTGGGGCTTTGAAAAATACATTAATAAACCTCGTCCCATAGTTACCTGCATTGACAGGAACGTGGTTTCCGGTGATCCCTGGTTTCTTATTGGCATCATAAGAACCAACACCGATAACATCACACTTGTTCGGGAAAGCAACCAAGTCGGCTGTTTCCGTATCAGCGCAGTAGTAAATCGTGTTACGTCTCGCCCATCGGTCAGAACCTCTGGCAATGTCTATGTTGCTGATTGCAACGGCTTTAGCCAACGTCTTAAAAGCTCGTTCCCAAGAACTACCATCATTGGAATCAAGACCGGAATTGTTATCAACAAAGTAGGTAGAACCACTAATATCCCGTCCCGCTGACGGAAGCGGAATACCGAAGCTCGTTACCCCGTTTGGAAAATTTGTAAAACCCATTTTAAACTCCTTGTGCTAGGAAGTCTGCCCTGTCTCATGCACACCCCGAAAGAATTGCACTTTCGCTTACCCTGTTAATGAACGCTCCCCTCATTAGAGCCACGTTCATTTGTTAATAAAAAAGGGGCGAACTAACTTATTGCTAAGTCAATCCGCCCCAATTCTTTTGGTAGCAGTTATGTATTAAATAACTACGTCCTCTGTCTCACGCCTAATCCGTTTGCAACTTTTCTTTTGGGAAAACCGTATTCAATTCTCTTTTTACGAAGAAACGACCGTGTTATTCCTAAATACTCACAAGCATCCTCTAGGCGTTTAAATTTTGTAAGAGCATCTTCAATTTGTTCTTTGGAAATGTCCTTACGTTTAGTGTTTCCAAAATTATGAACCTTTGCGTGACATGAACGGCAAAGCAGGGTTTGATTCTTATGGTCTGTCGGGTCGCCAGAAACGTGGTGTGCAGCCAAATCAATACTACAACACTCTTTTTTGCACATCTGGCAAAACATTCCATATTGTTCAATCAATACTTTCCGTAAGTCACCATGCCTAATTTTGTCCTTGTAACTGTTGTCTGTTGCACGCTTCTGGGTTTTATGTTTACTTATGTATTCTTTTGTTTGCTGACGATATTTTTCTGGATTGGACCAGTATATTTCTTTTCTGCGTTTTGTTACCTTTTCTATGTTTCTCTCTCGCCACTCAGCAACATTTTTCTTTCTTTGCTCTTTATGTGTAATATAGTCGTTCTTTTTACTACAGGATAGAGAGCAAAATTTTGATGTCTGTTTAGCAGGAGAAAAAGTTTTTCCGCATATAGAACATACCCTATCTTCCAAAATTATTGTTCGTCTAACTAACTTACCACCTTCATCTACGACTCCATAAATAGCTTTCATAATATTACCTCCTGTAAGGTAATATATATACTATTTATGTATTTGTCAATAGACAAACAGTATACTAAGTAACATTATGCCCATGTATGAACCTCCAATCTTTAAATCCGTTACCACACCGGAAATAGATACTCCACTTCAACATGAAGGTTTCAAAATCAACCGTCATCTTGGTTTCTTTGGCAATACGGTCAATCCACAGAAGATTTTTCTTCATCTGGCGACTGTCAACCATAAACCAGTTGTTCGTGTCATAATCGTCCAGTCTCGGCAGAACAAGGACTTTATAACGTCCCATATCCATGTTCTTCGTGTTATTGGCAGAGGTCGGGTCTTTTTCGGAACCGACAATTTCCCTTGCCGTATCAGCAAGAGACTCACCGCAAATAATCGTGTCGGGATTGGTTACGATTCTTTCACCGATGTCATTTTTGAAACGCAGCATGAGCAGACGGGTTGCGTCAATCGAAGTCTTGGACATAGCGGAAGTTCCGGCATTGTCAAAACCAGTCGAAGTGGAAGCACCTGTCTTGTTGGTGTGAGAATCAGAACACAGAGAAACACCTTCCTCCGAATACATGAAAGTGAAAGCTGAACTGAAAGCATACGCAAACGGGTCAACTTCAATCTTGGCTTTGGTACGCTGTGCGGCAACCGTAAGGGCTTCAACCTGATCGTCCATGACGGAGTATTTCTTGTCGTCAAGGAATTTGCGTTCAAAAGCCAAACCAGCGGCGTATTCTTTCGGTTCAATGCGGGTCAAATACCCCGGACTCATTGAAAGGTAATCCAGTTTTCCGTTGAAAGCCGGAATGTCGGAAACACCGCTTACGCTAAAAAATTCTTCCCAAGCTGAATCAGAAGGAACATCACGGTACAGCTCACCCTTCTGGCTCGGAAGTTCCTCCCACGCCTTGTCAGATACGTCTTTGAGGCGTGTATCGAGCAAACGAATAAAATTTTCAGAAATTATAGGGCTACCCATAGTTTAGTTCCTCCTCCTAAGCTCTGTACGAACAGAACTGATCTGCGTTAAATGTGAAAAGTGCATACTCTTTGCCGGCTTCTTCTGCGTGAATCTCAAGAACATTCACCATGTAATCGTTAGTCGCATAGGCCGGTTGTGCTTCGATGTAAGTTGATTCTGAATCGAACTGCGCCATACAAGCCCCGACACGCAGGTAAATAGGCCCAAAAGTGTCACCCACTGCGATGGCATACG